TCTGGTTCAGGTTCGGGTTCTGGTTCAGGTTCGGGTTCTGGTTCTGGTTCAGGTTCGGGTTCTGGTTCTGGTTCTGGTTCAGGTTCCGGTTCCGGTTCAGGTTCCGGTTCAGGTTCCGGTTCTGGTGCAGGTTCTGGTTCAGGTTCAGGTTCAGGTTCAGGTTCAGGTTCCGGTTCAGGTTCGGGTTCAGGTTCAGGTTCGGGTTCTGGTTCAGGTTCAGGTTCTGGTTCTGGTTCAGGTTCAGGTTCTGGTTCTGGTTCAGGTTCTGGTTCTGGTTCTGGTTCCGGTTCTGGTTCTGGTTCCGGTTCAGGTTCCGGTTCCGGTTCAGGTTCCGGTTCTGGTTCTGGTTCAGGTTCCGGTTCTGGTTCAGGTTCGGGTTCTGGTTCAGGTTCGGGTTCTGGTTCTGGTTCAGGTTCGGGTTCTGGTTCTGGTTCTGGTTCAGGTTCCGGTTCAGGTTCCGGTTCAGGTTCCGGTTCAGGTTCCGGTTCAGGTTCCGGTTCCGGTTCTGGTGCAGGTTCTGGTTCAGGTTCAGGTTCAGGTTCAGGTTCAGGTTCCGGTTCAGGTTCTGGTTCTGGTTCTGGTTCGGGTTCTGGTTCAGGTTCAGGTTCAGGTTCAGGTTCAGGTTCCGGTTCCGGTTCCGGTTCGGGTTCCGGTTCTGGTTCTGGTTCAATTCCAATAGTCATATTGTATTGTTGCACATTACTTCCCAACGATAGACGTTTAATATTATTACTTTGAGAATCAGTTGTGATATCAAAATTATCGGAACCACTGCCAGTTATTGTACTGTTTTTCATATCTATTATAGTACCATAATCAACATTTGTTATCCTAAAAGTAGCAAATGATTGGAACTCATCTGTATTATACTCCAAATACACATTATTGCTGTCTCCATCTTCCACGATTAGTTCAAATGTCCGAGATCCCAAATCATTTCCATTTAGAGTATATATTCTTCCAACAACATTGCTAGGGTTGAATGCTATTAAATTATTATAAGTATCATCCGGTAGTGCAGGTGGAAATGGCACATCCCCATCTGTATTCTCGTCCCATGTATCTGAATAATTACCAAATACCAATTGAATCGATTCTCCTGGAATACCATTAGACGATGCGGTATATGGAGTAAATGTTATTGTTGTACTGAATGGTTCCGGTTCAGGTTCAGGTTCAGGTTCCGGTTCAGGTTCCGGTTCAGGTTCCGGTTCAGGTTCAGGTTCAGGTTCAGGTTCTGGTTCAGGTTCAGGTTCTGGGGGACTGCTCATATATTATCTAGATACATAATATTATCTAAATATTCCACATACCTCTTTAAAATATTTAGTATATATATGGATAAAACAACATATTACAGTTTTTATATTACATATAGTTTCCTTATAACAACCGGGACAATAACGTTTATAGAGGCAATGCGAACGAACATAGTTCCAATGAGACACATATTAAATTTAGAGACATGTATATCTATCGTAGCAGCATATTTCTATGGTAAATTCATATCTGTCATTGATAATGCAGAACAACTCGAAAATAAGAGCGAATCTGATCTGAAACGCGAGATTAATATAACAAGATATGTTGATTGGAGTATTACGACCCCAATTATGTTGCTTGTTCTTATCCTTGCATTTAGATACAATATAGGTAAACATGGTGTTAAATTCACCGATTACTTTATCATATTAATTATGAACTATGCTATGCTTGGATTCGGGTATTTAGGTGAGATTGGTAAATTACCGAGACTTATCGCAAATGCAATAGGATTTATATTTTTCATATGTCTATATGGATTTATTTTTGTGAAGTATATGATGACTGATAATCGGACAATTATAAACAATAGTGACAATAATTTATTATTTTATTCATTCCTTGTGTTATGGTCTCTATATGGGGTATTTTATCAAATGGGAGAATCATTCAAGAATATCGGATTTAATATACTTGATCTATTTTCTAAATGTTTCGTAGGTATATATTTCTGGTCGTATAGTTCTGGTATATTCAAAAATAAACCGGTCTGATAAGTTATAAAAAAATAAATAGATATTTCAATATGAGTGATAATGGAATAAGATCGGTTATATTTAAGACTAAAAAGGCAAAGGATGGTATGAAACCAAAAAAGAAAAGAATCAGAAAACGCAAAGTTTCAGGCGAACCCGAGATCGATAAACAATTATTAGTACTAGATGGTCTCATGGATGATACACAATCCCATATTTCACGCGAAATTACCCAAAAAATATCAGGATACAAGGCGCAAGATAAATGTTCACAACACAACACAATCTTAATATCGTACAACGAAGTGATAAACAAATTATCATCGTGTGAACTTTTATGTAGTTATTGCAACAAAATTGTCAAATTATCATATGAAATGGTTCGCGACCCACATCAGTGGACACTTGATCGGGTTGATAATGACATGGGTCATAGCGATTCAAATACTGTTATATCGTGTTTATCTTGTAACATAAAGCGGAAACGTATAAACAAAAAGATATTCGAAGAATCTCAAAATATTATTGTATTGAAATTAAATTCATAACGTAAAATTATAATTATTATAATGAATACAATTATAAATGGACCGACCGGTTATCCTGTGGAGGTACGGAGAACCAATGGAGAGATCGTACTCTAAACCAGTGAAAGTTCCGGAACGAATAGAATCTGCATTGCAACATGGAGAAGATAGTCGGAACGTAAATCATAATGATACGTGTAGGAATAGGGAGATGTCAGTAACCAATTACATAGAATTTGGTGGTATTGCAACAAACCCTTTTTTTTCAGACACTAAATTCTCGGATGTTGTTTCTAAACAGGATGATTTTATGCGAGGTCGTCAAAAGAAAATATAAAAATCAACTATTTAAACGATTACTATTATTATATACAATGAGTTATTGTAATACAAAACGTGATGTTTTGTTAACAAAAATAATGGCATACTACGATGATACTTCTCGTATTGATGATATGTTGGCAATTATTAATGGCAACTCTAGATTATCATTGCGCGTGGTTGATTGGTTTGTTACAAATTATTCCAAATTAAATTTCACCTGTTATAGTCTTACCAATGGTAACAGATTTAAAGTATATGAGGAATATAAACTCAATTTGAAAGCATACTCGAAAAAACAATTTGATCCTTTTTGTAGATGGGAGCGAATAACGATTCCATACAAAGATCAGGCGATTCAGACAACCATTGGGCAATTAAACTTCTTTAAATGGGCGTTTGAAAATGATATAATCAGTTACATAGAGAGTAATCACAAGGAGATTGAGGATGATATGAATGAACGAAGTAGTACATCTCGCCGAAACAAGGTATCAGTCACAGATACAAAAACTAGAAAAAAACGTGAAGAATTATCTGTTTCTGCAACCAAGAGTATTCTAAAGGAGGATGTAAAAATCGTTGTTACATTCGGTTGATATTTAAAGATATTATGATATATATAATTAACAATGAATCCGTTGTATTTTCTATTTATTGTTAATTACAATAGAGTTTATTCGCCGATTCAAGCAAGACGAAAAAATTTAGATTTTATTAATTCCACGTCCATTTTACAATACAATATGTATCAATTAATGCTGGAACGAAACTATACCACACCTGATAAATAATTTATTTCTTTATAAGTTTAAGATATAATACCCATTCGTCGAATGCTTTCCATTCATTGGGGTTTTCAGTGCGCTTAATTTGTTTGCGTCGTTTGAAAAGAAACCACATCGTTTTGATATATGACTCCGTGTATATATCAAATCAATTTATATTTTGATATTCATCTTTGAATATGGTCTTAAATATATCATATACATGTTCAATTGTCTTGCACGAGCATTTACCAAGTATGAGACAACTTCCAGTCCTGAATATTTTTATATGCACATGTATGACATTGTCGGTTTTGTTTCTATATTGCATACCATCCTGATCATCGGATGACTGATCGGTATGATAATAATATTCAACGTGAATACCCGGATAAGAACAAGGATCATATGAACAATTTAGACCATATTTTTGTTTAAGTATTACATATAATTTCTCACGATTAACATAATATCCGCAATTGAAATTGGAATTGATTAGAACAACCTGTGTCTTATCTCTCAAATATATTACAGGATTTGATTTGAAATGTGTGCGCGCGTTCAGCATAACCACTATATTTGAGATGACAATGTCAAACATACGTTCGCTTTGTACGCCGGGTATTTTTATATTACCGGTATTAAATATCTTTACGTGTATATCTTTGAAATCATCATCAACATTAATTCTCATAATGATAACAAAACAGTTATAAAATGCTCCCTTTTTCTTTGCTCGTGCAGATACAATGTCCTTTTTACATATACCTATACTAATTTTCCTGCTATCCTTGAATTTAATTCTCCCACTTGGATTATCGATATGCATAAGAATTTGTTGATTTACCATTGTATCTGCCGGAATATTTGATTGTAATGTTTCAAATTCAGATATAGTGCTGCAGTTGAATTTCATTTCTTTCTTGACGACGCCCTCTTTTTGTTCGTGGTATGAAATCATAGGAATATCCCAGAATATATCCATAAGTGGTATGGTAGAATTAAGATACGCCAATTTAGTTATAGTAGATATGTAGAGTTCACCACAACAAGGTACAGATTTATTGGTGAACGACGGTTTAACTTCTTCAAAATTATAGTCTCCGCTACAGAATTGGTCCCATTGTTCATTGATGTCAACCATAGTTTATTATATCTTTAAACCTGTATAATTAATTCAATTTATAATTTGTAAAAAAGGTTATGAAATATTGTGATAATAGAGATGGTTCATACCGTTTCAATTCTAGCATAGATTCTACGAATTCCAATAAACGTTTATCTATGGTCTCGTTTCTAATCAGGTGCTTCACGTAACACAGAATGATATGGCGAATGTCCATGTTATACAAATTTGATATATCCATAAGATGTTTGTGTGTTAACGTGTTATCTCTTATAGATGAAGTGATTTGTATAATAAGGTCTTTGTTGTGAATACATTTTATTCCCAGAGAATTGCATTGTATTATATTTATCATTCGACGTATGTCAGACCCACATAACATCTGTATGTTTTCGATATCGTCGTCTGTATAATTGATATTCTCTGCAACTATGATATTTCTTAATAATGATGTTATCTTATCTTCGGGAACCTGATTAAATCTTAATTTTATGAAATATTGTATAAGAGATGAATCTAATTTATAGATGTAGTTACATATAAGACAAAATCTCACATTAGGAATATTTTCATCAACCAAATAACGAAGAGAATTTTGAGCACTTCGGGTCATATAATCAACCTCATCAAGTATTACAAACTTAGTGCCATTTTTCCATAGATGTTTACTTTTTGCAAATGTACTAATTTGATTTCGTATGATGTCAATCCCTCTTTCATCCGATGCATTAAGATGCATCACGAGACTCCTGTCACGACACTCGTGTTTATCCTGAAACGAATTGATTATATTTATAATGGTTGACGTCTTACCGGTACCAGGTGGTCCATACAATATAATATTTAGAAATTTGTTATTGCGTACCATATTATTTAATATCTTTCCATTTATATCACTCATTATGATGTCATTAAATGTAGAAGGTCTGTATTTCTCGACCCATGGGATATTATCCATTGCAATAAGTTGTGCAATATCTTTAATATTGATAAAATTGATTTATTAATAAATTATGTATATGTATCAAAATGGATATTACTGAGAATTGTGGATATCTTTCGCTGTATATTGGACCTATGTTCTCAGGGAAGACTAGTAGACTTCTTGACCTCTATAAAAAATATACCTATTGTAACATTCCAATTATCGTTGTTAATTATATAGACGATAGTCGATATACCGACAAGGAGATGCTATCAACCCATGATTTAAATATGATCCCGTGTAAAATGGTTAGTGCAATGGCAGAAATATATGATTTTGACGGCGTGGATGATCCACATAAATTCAACGAAACATCTGTTATTTTGATTAATGAGGGACAATTCTTCCCCGACATTTTAGATTGGGTTAATCGTGCAGTCGAACCACCCTATAACAAAAAGGTTCACGTATGTGGGTTAGATGGTGACTTCAAACGTGAAGTATTTGGTGATATTCTAAAACTAATCCCAATGTCAGACCACGTTGAAAAACTCACTGCGATATGCGCATGTTGTAAAGTAAAATCCGGTATATTTTCTAAAAGAATTACTCGTAATATGGAACAAAAAGACATCGGTTCAAGTTCATATATTCCATTGTGTCGTAAATGTTTCAATGAATATAAAATTGAAACTATTGAAACCCTAGACATATAGGGCATCACCATGTCGGCATCCATCAACGCAATCAACAACCAGTTTCGGGATTCAATGCCCCTTTACATAACCGGCATTACAATGCAATTGGATATTCTCGATTGGGAGAATAATCACAATATGGTACTCCCACATACAATTCGTGATGATATTATCCGTCGTCTTATCGAGCGTACGCTGCGCGAACGTCAAATCTGTGATTATCTCGATATTGAATTGATTCCAACTAACAATAATACGTTCGCCGCATATATCTGGACGAATCATTGGTACCGAAACAATACGACGACGAATCATCAATCACAGATTATGGATTTGGGGGTTTCCTACATGAATAATCCAGCACTAGACAATGAACAATGGGTTGTTCGTGAATCGGAATTTATTACCCGTGAAGATATGTACGCCCACGCAAACGTTCTCACCAATCACCGAACTTAATTACGATTCCATAAATAAAATTGAAATATTTTTATTGGATGAATAATGGTACCATTCACCACATTAAACATGTCCGGATACAAAAACAAAATCGACATCATCGAACTGATGAAAAATGAAGTCGAATATATGCTTAACATAGCGGTAACGGAATATGGTATGGATCCAAATGCAATCAATGATATATTGAAGAAACGTCATTATATCATTGATACTAGTAAATCAGAAGAAGATCTGTACATTAATGTATCATATGGTCGAAAATATTTTCACGACAAACTTCGTGATTCTGATGGGATGATTCAGTGTCCGTGCTGTCCGTTTAGGTTCACGAATGGGTCAACGTTCTCAATGCATATGACAAAAAAACACACCGAAATCGCAAAACGACATAATGGGCGACATGAATGTGTGGAATGTTGCGTGACGTTTAATTCATCATCTGATCTAACGCAACACAAAACAAACGCGCATGTTAAACCTGAAATAAAATGCGAATTTCCCGATTGTCAGCATAAATCTAAAACGGTTGGTGGGTGCATTTCGCATTATGGTAGGGTTCATATCGGAGAAATGCGAGACAAACAGGTTTGTTTAACGTGCAACGCCGAATTTAATGGGGCGTCCATACACTATCACATCGCAAGATGTTGTCCCACGTCACACTATCATATCAAATAATGTCTCGTGTACAAATAACTTATCGATATTATTTTTATTTTTCGTTGTATTTTTACTGCGTGATGCACTTGTGGTTTGTTCATATCTCCATATTTCAATAAAGTCTGGTGGTGCAGACAATTCAGATATAATCACCATATTGTTCTTACTCCATTCACGCATCACATCCCAAAAATGGTCATTGTCAAACGTGTCATATTTTTTAGTGTCTCGCCTATATTTTATGGGGTATTTATTCTCGCGGTATGGCGGATCACAATAGATTAATGAATATTCCGGTGCAATGGTTGAGTAATCAATCGTATCAAATGTCACATCTGATATGAGAGGCGCTGCCCGTTTAAGACTGTTTGTCATTTCCTTGCAGAAATCTTCTTTCTTGTCCCCTACATATTTCTGTGAATATGCGCCAAAATATCTGCCACCGAAACTCATACCAAACCCCACAAATGCCTTGTATGCACTTGGACTTGGTATGTTTTTTGCCTTTATATACTGTTCTTCTGAAACACTCTTGGGGTATTTGAATGTACCATCTCTCACATTTTGCCACATCAGGATAAGGTCAGGATGATAATCGCTTGCATAAATTGGAACATCTAATTCGGTCATATTTCTCAGAACACCAAGTGAACCACAAAATGGTTCAATATATGACTCAAGTGTGTATCCATTTTCATTACATTGTTGGAAAATATCATATAGAACTGGTGCTATTTTCTTACCGAGTCTTTGTTTTCCACCTAAATACTTCATATAATCTAATAGCATATAAACATTTATTATATATGACCCTAATATTCTGGTGCATGACTTTTAAATAAACATCCAGATTGTGATAACCCCGATATACTCTTGATTATTTTTGGATCTGTATGTATTTTGCTTCTCGTCCATATCTTAAGAACACTGAATTGTTTCTTAGGTGATACAGATACACCATTGATGATCTCACTAATATCATCTGATACTAGGTCATTGCCCATCATTGTATACGAAATATTTTTCCATACGCTGTGTAGTATCTTGTGTGATACTCTATATGAGAAACATCCACCGAGTTTATTATTTATGTCCTCCCAAATAGGCGTTATACCTTCCTTCATAATAAACAGCATAGACATTTTTACTATATTTGCCGGAATCGTTTCAACGATTGATATCGCTTCATCAATCGTTGAAACCGTGTGTATTTTGTAATAACCGGAAATGGTCCAATCTGAATCACGGGGCAGATGAATCCAAATTGTCCAGTTATTAACTAAATCGCGCGGTATGATTGGGTTCGACACCGAACCCTTTTCATCCATATATTATATCCGCATTATTTTTTTATATCATTATTAATGGTTAAACATTCTTTTTCAACCAAAATATGCGATGAATCATTGAAACTATTCCTGAATTCGTGAACATTTACATCTGAATCTATCATTATAATTTCATATATATCAGTATCATCATATTCTATTTCCATTTGTTTGCAAATAAAACGTACATGATGATGCGAATATATCTTATTTCCTTGAATGAATATATTAGGATCACCACACTTTGGTGTTATGTCATATTCGTTATTACCCATCTTAAGTGTAACCGATAATGCGTGAACAGAAGAACGTTCATTTCTTTTATTCATATCATCTACATTATCGGATATTATCATATCCCCATTGTGATTCAGTTTAAACAATGTATCATATTCACGCAACGGACTCTTATCTAGATCCTTGTTGAGTACCATTATTATATCACCGTCCTTAACAATCATTACAACGGGTAGACATTTAGATTTCATATTAGTCTTATTATCTGATTCATTGAAAATGGTTAGAATGGTATTAATCTTATCTCGTATAATTGTTTCGGATACGAGCATATTCCACACTATATGTTCCATGATGCACTTCATATTGAAATATACATAGGAACACAATAACGTAAATAACGGCAATGCGGATACATAAATATAGGACATATGATTAATATTATATTAGACTTTAAATTAGAATGTACAAACTTAATATGTTATATCTATGTAACTTTATTGTCGACATAGATATATGGACTCCGATAAGATAGGTATTATTATGAGACAAACAACTTATACACGAGAAGAGACATCTAGTAAATTATTAGAACATAATGGTGATGTTACATCTATTATAAGGGAGTTTGTAGGAGGCAAACCAGTTGAACCAAAAATACCTACAACATTTAATCAACGATTATATAGCGTAATGAGAAATACTATGGGCACCGGTTAAAACCTAAAATTACTCTGTAATATATCGCTTTTTGTTTTCCTATTTGTCCTTGGACGAATTTCATAAGTAGATTGAAATGGGGTATTGTGTAAAGATGAAATACTGGATGCATCGTGTACTTCTGGTATAGATCTGGTCAATGGTCTATCCACAACCAAAAGAATTCGTTCGTGTTTAAGAAGTTCCCTATATTGTTGTATAGTGAGCGTTCCATAAAACTTATCCAGGGTATAATATGGATTTGGCGCAGGTGTTATATTTTTTTTGTAGTCATATATTTTACAATATAAATTATTAAGTAAACTGTATCTCTCGAATCTTTCGGACGTGTCCAACATTTCCTCCATTAGATATCCAGTTGCACACTCAGGACTACAGAAACATCCATAGCAATGGTAGGTTCCATTTGATTCATGTTTTGGTATGTAAATGGTCTGGGTATCAAATTCACACGTACAATGGAAACAACCAGACATTTTGCTTGATATGTTATCAAGTGATATTCTGTTTGACAATTCGATTATCTTTTTATTAATTACTTTCATATCAACATCATTAGAACATTCGTATGTTTTTGGACTTTCAGAATCCAATAATTTCAAAGGAATCGATGAGGAATCTCCTCCACCTCCAGAATAAGGTTCTATCGGACACTTTTCTGTAGATGAACTCGTTCTATCCTTTACGTTCTTACACTTGAGATGCAGAATGACATTGGATGATAGTGGAACATTATCGGGGGTTATAGTGTTTATTCCTACGATTCTTCCTCCTCTTGGTTTCCGACCGCGTTTCTTGTACACCGGTTTTGGTTGTTCAATTGGTTCCATATTACAAATATAAGTGAAATGATTTTAAATACATTTATTAAATAGATTCGTACCTTTTATTTGAATGTTTGATAGGTTACATCAAACAGTTTAAAAATTGATATGGGTATTATTAGACTCATATAGGGGTATAGAAGAAAATGAGTGATAAAATGAAGAAAGGACAAGGACCGGCAGATGAGGAACAGAACGCCCAATGGGTTGCATCAAGATCATTAATGAATGTAGGGTCACTTGATGAATCCGGGTATTTGAATAGTTTCTACCGACAGGGTTACAATTTGTCCAAATGTCTTTCAGAATCTTTTGCAAACGCAAAAGATGCTGGCGCCGATAAAATCGTATTTGAAGACACTGAGAGTTACAACAGAATCATTGATAATGGGCGTGGTATGTCGCGCGATGATTTTAAATCTATGTTTAGTTTCCAAAAACCAAACCATTCAGATCGAAAAAGTTGTGGTATTTCTGGAATTGGTGGTAAAATTGCGCAGTGTATCTTATCAAATAAGAAAACATCAACAACATACACGTTTAATGGGGATGAATATCTAGTTGCCAATGCACCATGGGATAGGATGTTTGAATATGGTGTATTTTCAGATATGATTACAATTGATAATATGAATCAGTATCAAATTGATATGTTCAATGCGCGAACAAATGGTAACACCGGAACAATTATTGAATTTCCACGCAATGATGATGTTATTGATGTTATTAAACAAAACTTTTCAAGAAATAATAAAGATGATAAACAATCAAAGATGGAATGTGTGTATAACCCGTGCGACATGATAAATGTTGTATTTGGAGGATTTAGACTTGATATATCATATAAACGTCGTGATGGCGAAGTAGAACAAATGCAAATGTACGATTATTTCGGAGAAGAATCAGAAAAATATTATGATGGAAAGACAACACGAACAATCGAACATTATTATGACGCTCGGAAGGATATTTCAAGGTATATTTTGAAAGCGGATGACGTGCAAGACGAGAGTGATATGGAAATCCCTAGAGTAGGCAGAGGATACAGCAAAGACCCTCGTAAGGTAAGTGCACCATATGAAGGATACATTAAAAAAGGTGAATATGTTGCAGTCGTTGGACAACGACATTATACTGATATGGATGAAGAACCGCCTGAAACTATTATTCAATGTTATGATGATCGAAAAAAATGTTTCTATGACGAACAATTTGAGGAAGGCATTTCAGACCATCGGGCGCCACTTTACAGAAATGGACAAATGATTGGTAAATTTCATTGTTCAGATGTGAAATATACAAATTCGCGAGCAAACTCGAAGTCATATCATGAAATCAAATCCGTTCAATTGAAATTGTCTTATTCCACGCATTGCACACAAGATAACCTTCTTGATAAATGTATGGGAATTCAACAAAATAAGAATCAGTTTCAATCTGAAGATATGCCTGTCAATCTAACCAGACTTCTTGGTTACATTAAGAAAGATAAGGCAACCATGATTTATAAGTATTTCGAAAGTATTCGAACTCAACCCATATCACCATCTCAACCATCGGAAGTAGAACAACCAGTGTCACCATCTCAACCAGTGGAACTACGTCAATCAGTGGAAGATAGTATGACCCAAAGGTCTGTAAATGGGTATGTGACAGGACCACTTACGCCTATACAAGTGACAATTGCGTTAGGAATTAATATAGGTGACTTGACACTTGAGACTCTTACCAGACTTGGAAAAGATAGGCATATTATTGCAATGTTTAACGCGGTGAATAAGTAATGGGATATACGACAAAATATAAATATTTTTATTTTTCAAGAATACAACATTTTTAAAATCGTCAAACATGTGAAGTCATTTTATGGGCGAAACAAAATAAAATTGAAATGGTTTTAATCCATAGAGACAATGGCATAGACAAGGACAATTCAGCAACGATGGCAACTTCAAAAAAGATTCGCGCACACGATTCCCGTCAAAAAAGTGTTCTCGGTGGGAATGACGTCCCAATTACGAGTTCGAGGTGGAGCAAACTTTCATTCTGGAACGCATCCGTTGTGTTTGAGTCTCGCTCTGCATCTTCCAAGAAATCGTCCAAGGGCGGTTCTTCGGTGGCAAGTGATCTTGAATACGAGGCGCGGTTGGTAGACAAGTTGGCAACGGAGCATGCTTCGCGCGAGGAGTGGACGAAACGCATTCTGAATGGCATTGTCAGGAACGAGCACGTGAACGCATTCATCGACCGGTCAACGAACTGGCCAAAGATCAAGAAACGCGAATATAAACAGGGCATTACGATGGCGGAGATGACGACCATTCTTATGGAGCACCGCGCGGCGCTCATTGAGTGGATTGAAAAACAGAACGAGATGAAAAAGGCGCAGAAAGTCAAAACAAAGACGATTGTGGAGACCGTTGTGTCCGAGGAGGCATCTGAACCAGAGGCACCAGAACCCGAGATCGTAATCTCGAACGATGATGCACCAGATGATTGGGAAGATCTCGAATATTAAAAAAAACAAAAAAAACAAAAAACAAAAAAAAATAAAAAGGCGGGAATATTTTTTTTTAATGTATTTATATTATTATATATATGGCAGAAGAATATGATGGGTCACAATTAGAATTTGAGTCAGGAGAACTTCGTGATGACGATGAATTTGTTAAAAAGGCAGTAGAACAAAATGGGTTGGCGTTAAAGTTTGCTTCGAAAAGACTTCAAGACGACTCTGATATCGTTCAAACGGCGGTAGAAGAAAATGGGTTATCGTTACGATTTGCTTCGGGAAACATAAAGGAGAATGATTTTACAATTGTTCTAACAGCGGTCCTACAAAATGGGTTATCATTACAGTTTGCTTCGGAGGAATTTAGAGACGAAACCGACATCGTTCAATCTGCTGTAGAAGAAAATGGATTAGCGTTAGAATTTGCGTCGGATCGTCTTAGAGACGAAACCGACATCGTTCAATCTGCTGTAGAAGAAAATGGATTAGCGTTAGAATTTGCGTCGGATCGTCTTAGAGACAATTTTGAAATCGTTTTGTATGCGTTAGAACGGAACGAATTAGCGTTAGAATTTGCTTCAAGACGTCTTCAATCTGATGTGGATAAAATTGCGATGGGTAATGCAATAAGGAATGACTGGTCTCAATTAAAATTTGCTCCACCACACCTAAAAGACGACAACGATATCGTTTGGTATGCGGTAAAACAGAACGTATCGGCATTACAGTTTGCTTCACCACGACTAAAAAATGACGATGCTCTTGTTTTGTATGCGGTAAAACAGAACGGATTAGCGTTAGAATTTGCTTCACCACGACTTAAAGACGACATTCACATCGTTTCAACCGCTGTAAAACAAAATGGGTTAGCGATATATTTTGCTTGGGAAGGTGGTGATGGCGGTGGTCTTCAAAACGATGAACATATAATAAGTATTGCCCTTGCCCAAAATCCAGATGTGTTTAACCAACATCCTAAAGATTTACCGGTCGGTCATTCTAGTGAGGTTCCACAACAACTTTTTAAGAAATCGAGTGATACTCCGACATTATTTATTACAACGCATGGTGAAATATCAGGGGATATCTTTGATGTACCATTATCTATAGAAAAATTAAATGCGGTCGGATTTGGTGTATGTAACTTTGTATCAGAAACATTCTTGAAAGATGCGTTGATTGAGGTTACTAACCATCCGCGATTCGGGTTATATAGACATTCGGAATCTTTCAAATTGATAGACAGAAGTAAAAGAGAAAAATTTTCTGGTCCATACGTAAGTTCAATGAAAGATAAAAGATACCGAGACGATATGGATGGATATCGTATTGGCTCTATTAAAAAAGGTCAGCAAATGTACGATAATAAATATTCAATACCACCAGGTGAATATGAACCATATGATGGTTTACAAACAATAGGAAAGAATGTTGTAAGTGATAGAATCCTATTAATAGAAAACGTAAAAACTAAAAAAACTAAAGAAGAATATAAAATTACTGATATTGGTAAGTTATATTTGGATCGAAAGCGCGTTAATTTATCAACCATACTTAGTGATCTTGCGTTAAAAAAATATAGTGACATAAAAATAATTGACTTTTCTTGTAAAATTTTACTTACACCAGTTGGTTCATATGATTTCATACGGGATACAGGATTAGCGTATGGAAACGAAATCAAACAAATCAAAAAGAGTAAAAAGAGTAAAAAAGGTAAAAAAGGTAAAAAAGGTAAAAAATCAAAAAGACGCAAATCAACCAAAAAACGCAAGACACGTAAAAAGGATTGAGATCATTTTTACACATTTTGTCATAAATTAATATAAATACCTTAATGATATTTATATTAAAATGGACAGAGTAGAACAAATGATAAAAATCCAAAAAGAAGCATTTACTAAAAAAAATATAGATTATGGTGATGCATTTGCCAAATATGGAGTTATTGTCGTTTTAATGAGAACATAAGATTAAGTTACAACGGTCTATGTCAATAACAAAAAATGGAGTAAATTTAATAAATGATGAAGGAATTAGAGATACATTAATTGATTTACACAATTATTCAGCAATGACTTTAATGGCATTAGATGATCAGAAGTTTTGAATATTCAAAAATTAAAATATTATTATACATATATGAAGTATTTATTTATTGATATACGTAAAAGTGACGAAGTGTACTCTAAACGATTTTCTAAATCACAAGACTATAAGTTTTATAATATTCCGATGAATATGATACGATTTAACGCAGATACGATTATTGAACATTTAGGTTACGTTGATGAAATATATATCGTATGTCAATCTGCAGCAAGGTCCCAATTTATTAAAGATAAATATTTCGACGATTATGCACAAATAAAGGTAAATGATAATCTTCAGTTTTCCAGATTATCACACGGTTCAAATAAGGTTGTTTTATCGGAACATACTACCATCAACGTAAATATTGAGGGGAGTAATTCGTTTAATTATTACAGTGTTATGCGAATTATCCAGACACTTATGGGAATCGTCATGTTGCTTATTGGAATCATTATGTATATGCAGTTAAAAAATAAAAAACTATTGGGTAAAATCAATACGATCCCATTAATTATTCTCATACTATTTGGAATGATGGCGCTTTATAATGGGTTAACTTCAACATGTTCATTGTCAATCATACTGAAAGATGGTCTGAATTAAAGCAAATCCAACCGATCTTCTGGTATAGCGTCACCTTCCATTCTCGGAACGATTTTGTTGTACCCTCGTTCTTCGTAACGTTTTCCAAATCCAAAAGGGTACTTTTTCAATTCGCATTTATTGGCCCAATGTGAAGTCGTTTCTGCCGAAATGTACGCCTTTATCTTGGCGTCTAACGTTTCCGGGGTACGAATTGATTTGGGTAGGTAGCAAAGGTATGCCGTCAATCGGTTTAATTCGGTTGTTTTCTTGGTCATTCCCTTGTTTGCATGAATCGTTTTTGAGTTCCAAAGTGTGAAACAGTTTTCCGGAATAAGCAACTTCTTGGATCCATCTAGATGTTCGTCTCCGGGGCACATAATCCAACTTTTATCGTGGGCAACTTCGGGGGTATGTTCGATGTGGGTGCGGGGAACTACAACGAACCCTGCGTCGTCTTCACCAACCGGTCGGAAATTGTACGCCCCTTGAATACTGTACAACAGATTTTTTGGATTCTGGTCGACGTGCAACCAAGATTTTGATTTTTGTTTATTGGAAAGATATACTGAGAACCCGTCCATACTTGTAACTAATTCGTCAGTATCGTGAATTTTCTTGAAAATATCTTTGATTTGAGGCAATGTCCTTAGGTACCACATGAAATCGGATTGACCGAATCCGTTGAATACTGCCATCCCCTTGCCGTACATTAATGGTGCATTTTCAATTCCCCAGGTTGTTTTATCTTCAAAATCAAATCGCGGTGAGACTTCATTCCAATCCTTCTTAAATAAATCAAATGCTGTCTGATATTCATCTTCCGAAAGAATGGTCGAAATTACGGCGTAACCCTCTTCATCAAGGTGCTTCTTCCAGGCAGCAATGTCGGAAATGTCGTGTAGAATCGGGGTGAGAGACATGGTTGTTCGTGATACGCAATAGTTACAAAAGTGTAAACAATTTCAATTTTAATCAATATAACACCAATAATTTCAATTTAAAATTGAAATTGTTTACACTTTTGTAACTATTATGTATCGCAACAACACAAATGGATCTCCCAACCGCAAACATCATTGGAACTACTATGGCATCTGAAGAACAAGAATCCATTAATCTCG